GTGCTGATTTTTGTTTTAGTGGGTGTGGCAAATATTTTAGATGTCTATGTGATTGGTGATGGAAACGTACTACGTACTGCCATTGTATTTTTCTACCTTTCTAACGAGGGAATTTCACTGCTCGAAAATGCAGCTCACTTAGGACTACCCATACCAGAAAAATTAAAAGATGTACTAGAGCAGCTCCACAACAAGAGCGACAAGGAGGAACAATAAATGAAGACTAAAGGAATTGATATCAGTACTTGGCAAAAACCAAGTGAAATGAATTATGACAAGCTGGCTAAAGAGATTGATTTCGTTATCCTAAGAGCAGGATATACGGGGCATGGCACAGGTGTTAGCCACCACAAGGATGATGCCTTTGAAAAACACTATCAAGCCTTTCATGAGAGAGGTATTCCCATCGGTGTTTACTGGTACAGCTGTGCCAATACCCGTGCCAAGGGTATCGCAGAAGCAAAGAAATGCCTTGAGATTATCAAAGGTAAAACAATCTCTTATCCAGTCTTTATTGATACAGAAGATAACTATCACCAACGTCCAAGTGGCAAGAAAGCCATCACCGATGCTTTGGTAGGCTTTTGTGAGACAGTAGAAAATGCAGGTTATTATGCTGGTATCTATGCGTCTAGTTCTTGGTTTAGGGATTTGACAGAACTGGATCGTCTAGAACCTTATGATTTTTGGGTGGCTCAGTGGTCAAGCAAAGAACCAACACTTCGTCATGGCATCTGGCAGTACACGAGCAAGGGCAAGTTAAATGGTTACTCTGGAAACTTGGATCTAAATTACGCCTATAAGGACTATAAAACGATTATCCAAAATGCTGGGCTGAATCGTTTAAAGAAAGAAGAAAGTGAGCCTACTCCAACAGATAAGAAATCCATCGAGGAACTGGCCAAGGAAGTAATTCAGGGTTTATGGGGTAACGGTGAAGAGCGAAAGAAGCGCTTAACAGATGCAGCTTATGATTACTCTGAGGTCCAGTCAAAGGTCAATGACTTGTTATCCAGTAAAAAGTCTATCGATACCATTGCCCGTGAGGTTATTCGTGGTGATTGGGGTAATGGACAGGAACGGAAAAATCGACTGACAAAAGCAGGATACGATTATGTCGNAGTACAAAAAAGGGTCAATGAACTCTTTAAATAANGACAATCAAGAANACCTATCAAGGAGAATTTCTCTTTGGTAGGTTTTCTTTTTTCTAAACCGTCAGATTTCCATTCCTCCCATGGCTACTAGGTAGAGGGCAATCAATACAATCAGCCTTCGGAAAGAGGTGATGGATATGAAACACAATTTAAGAATCAGTGTTTCTAAGAAACCACAGACAGGTGGCCTTGTTACCTATCGTAACTTGTCCATAAGAGAGCGAATCCTTCGTTTTCTTTTGGGCAGTAAACAGCGTGTGACGATTGTGATCCCTGGAGATAGCATCGAGGAACTGTCTATCTGTGAGATGACGAAAGGAGGAACTGACCTTGAGCAAAATAAAGTTACTGCTTGATGTGGTAAACGATATGCGAAGTCTAGCTGACAGCATACAGGTGGTTTGTGATGTGATGACAGATGGTGATTCTGCTCTAAAAGAAGAACCCGCCACAAAAGCAGAAGTAGTAAAAGAAGCTGATATTCCACTTGAAAAAGTGAGAATGGTTCTTGCTCAGAAGAGTCAGCAAGGCTTTACAGCTGAAGTGCGAGGGATTATCGCTAAGTATGGTGCTGAGAAGTTAAGTGCTGTAGATAAGGTTCACTACGCTGACATCTTGAAAGATGCGGAGGGCCTTGGCAATGGGTAAACACGCAATATTATCTGCATCTTCATCACACAGATGGCTTAACTGCTTACCCTCGGCAAGGCTTGAACTGGACTTTGAAGACCAAAGCGGTGAAGCGGCCAAAGAAGGTACAGCGGCTCACGACCTCTGTGAACACAAGCTAAAAAAGGCACTTCATATGCGAAGCGAAAGACCTATCTCTGAATATGGTTCTGATGAGATGGAAGAATGCACGGATGCTTACGTTGATTTCATTATGGAACAGTTGGAACTTGCAAAAACAACCTGCAAGGATCCAATCGTACTCATCGAACAACGTCTTGATTTCTCTTGTTATGTACCAGATGGTTTTGGCACAGGAGACTGTGTCATTATCGCAGACGATAGCTTACACATCATAGACTTTAAATATGGGATGGGTGTCTTGGTCGATGCCGTGGACAATCCACAAATGAAACTGTATGCCTTAGGAGCATTAGAAATCTATGACAGTCTTTATGACATCAAAGAAGTATCCATGACGATCTTTCAACCGAGAAGAGAAAATGTCAGCACATGGACAGTCCCAGTAGAAGAACTAAAAGCTTGGGCTGATGAGGAACTAAAACCTAGAGCAGTAAAAGCCTTTAATGGTGAGGGTGACTATCTACCTGGTCCATGGTGTACCTTCTGCAAAGCATCCAATAGATGCCGTGCAAGGGCTGATGAAAAGCTAAAGCTTGCGCAGCTGGAGTTTAAGATGCCACCTTTACTTACGGATTCGGAGATAGAAGAAGTTTTACTGATTCTCCCCGACCTTACCAAATGGGCTAATGAGATCACTGCCTATGCGACAGATGCAGCAGTGAATCACGGAAAAGAGTGGCATGGCTTTAAGGTTGTGGAAGGTCGCTCGGTTCGCAAGTACAAGGATGAAAATGCCATCGCAGAAAAAGCTGTGGCAAGTGGATATAGGGATATTTATCGTAAGAGCCTTATTCCTATGACAGAGATGCAAAAACTGATGGGTAAAGCCAAATTTGAGGAGATTCTAGGAAGCCTCATTTATAAACCACCAGGCAAGCCGACTCTTGTTCCCAACTCGGATAAAAGACCGGCTATGAACGTAGCAGATGCTAAAAACGAATTTAACGAAATTATGGAGGATTAATATTATGACAAATATGCAAAACAAGACAAAAGTTATCACAGGTGTAAATTCAAGACTTTCTTACTTCCACGGTTGGGAGCCAGTATCCATTAACGGCGGTCCAGAAAAGTACAGTGTATCTGTTCTTATCCCAAAGGATGATACAGAAACCATTAACGCTATCAATGCGGCTGTTGATGCAGCTATCGAGGAAGGTATCGCAAAGTTTGGTGGCAAGAAACCAAACAAGGCTGCCATTAAACTGCCCCTGCGTGATGGAGATGTAGAGCGTGACGATGAAGCTTATAAAGGACATTACTTTATCAATGCCAACAGCAAAACTGCACCACAGATTGTAGACAGAAGCGTAAAACCGATTCTGGATCGCAGCGAAGTGTACAGTGGCTGCTATGGCAGGGTTTCCCTAAACTTCTATGCTTTTAATTCTAACGGCAATAAGGGCGTAGCTTGTGGTCTAGGTAACATTCAAAAAATCAAAGATGGTGAACCTCTTGGTGGCAAGACTTCAGCAGCAGATGATTTTTCAACACTTGTGGATGAAGACTTCCTTGCCTAATAGAAACAATAAACTTGACGGTGGTGGAGGTCTTCCCTCTGCCACCTTTATTCATTTAGGAAGGAGGCCACTATGGAAAATTTAGAGATTGATATTGAAACCTATTCATCTACTAATCTTCAAAAGAGTGGGGTTTATCGCTACGCAGAAGCAGCTGATTTTGAAATCATGTTGTTTGGCTATGCCGTGGATGGTGGTGATGTTAAGGTGGTTGATTTAATGGCAGGAGAAAAGATTCCAAATGAAATCCTCGAAGCCTTAACGAATGAGAGCATTACAAAGTGGGCATTCAATGCTCAATTTGAGCGTATCTGCCTTTCAAGGTATTTGTTCGACATTGGAGTAAGCCTTGATCCCTTTTATGATAACCATCCACTCTCAAAGGAACTGGCAAGGTATCTGAACCCTTCATCGTGGAAGTGCGCTATGGTGTGGTCTGCTTATATGGGTCTACCTCTTTCACTTGAAGGTGTAGGTGCAGTGCTAGGTCTTGAAAAACAAAAGTTGACGGAGGGCAAAGACCTGATACGGTACTTTTGTGTTCCCTGTACTCCAACCAAAACAAATGGCGGTAGAACTCGTAACCTACCAACGGATGAAATCGATAAATGGCAGAAGTTCAAAGACTATAACAAACGTGATGTAGAGGTGGAAATCCAGATACAGCAAAGGCTTATAAAGTTTCCTGTGCCAGAAGATATCTGGGATGAGTATCATCTCGACCAGGAAATAAACGACCGTGGCATAAAGGTAGATATGGATTTCGTATCGCAGGCCATCACCATGGATAAGATATCACGTGAAAAACTACTAACAACCATGCAGCAGATAACAGAACTTGATAACCCAAACTCCGTGCAACAGATGAAAGAGTGGCTTGCTGACAATGGTTTAGTTACAGATACCCTTGGTAAAAAGGCTGTGGCAGAGCTTTTAAAGGATGCACCAGAAGATTTAGCAGAGGTGCTGAAACTCCGTCAGCAACTGGCAAAATCATCGGTTAAGAAATATACAGCCATGGAAAATGCCGTATGTAGCGATTCCCGTGCCAGAGGAATGTTTCAGTTTTATGGAGCCAATCGAACTGGTCGTTTTGCAGGTAGGCTTGTGCAATTACAAAACCTCCCTCAAAACCATATGCCTGATTTAAAAGAGGCACGGGATATAGTAAAAAGTGGTGATTATCAAACCCTCGAAATGCTCTATGAAGATATACCGGACACGCTTTCGCAGCTGATTCGTACAGCCTTTGTGCCAAAGGAAGGCAATAAGTTTATTGTTGCTGACTTTTCAGCCATTGAGGCTCGTGTCCTTTCCTGGCTTGCTTGTGAAGAATGGAGAACAAAGGTATTCGCAAGTGGTGGTGATATCTACTGTGCATCTGCTTCCCAGATGTTTAATCTTCCAGTTGAAAAGCATGGCATAAACGGTCATCTAAGGCAAAAGGGTAAAATCGCAGAATTGGCTCTTGGTTATGGCGGTTCAGTAGGCGCACTAAAGGCCATGGGTGCAATAGAGATGGGACTTGAAGAGGAAGAATTAAAACCCCTTGTTAATGCCTGGAGACAGACCAATCCCTACATCGTAAAGTTCTGGTGGGATGTTGATAGAGCGGCAAAGGACTGTATAAAGAGTAGACAATCTCAAGAAACGCACAATATTAAGTTCTACTATAAAAGTGGCATGCTATTTATTGTTCTTCCTTCTGGGAGAGAGCTTGCCTATGTCAAACCTCGGATCGGTGAAAACATCTTCGGTGGTGAATCTGTTACCTATGAAGGTGTGGGTGGAACAAAGAAATGGGAGCGTCTTGAAAGCTATGGACCAAAATTTGTAGAGAACATAGTTCAAGCAATCTCCCGTGATATTTTGATGTTTTCCATGAAGACACTCCGAACTTGTAGTATTGTGGCTCATGTCCATGATGAAGTCATTATTGAGTCAAATCCTCGAATGTCACTTGATAGGGTATGCCAACAAATGAGCATCGTGCCACCTTGGGCAAACGGACTGCTCCTTGATGCCGATGGCTATGAATGTGACTTTTACCAAAAAGATTTATAAAACCATCAGATTTCACCTCCTGCCGTGGCTACTAGGTAGGAGGTGTTTTTCTATGAACATATTTGAAGTAAAAGACGGTTGTCCTACCATCAAGGGCAAGACAGAACAGATGACAACAGAAGAGTTGCAGAAGGAATATGACTTTCATATAGCAGAGGGCATTGTCAAAATGCTTTATAAAGAAGGCAAAATTACAGCGGATGAATTACACAAAATATCAGCATTAAACCGAGAGAAATTCTCTCCTCGACTAGCCGAGATTATGTCCTAAAACCCTTGCTATTAGTGNCTTTTAGAGTGATATATGTAATGGGTGAAAGCGAGGTGAGATGATGAAAAANATAACTAAAATAGATGAACTACCCAAAGTTCAACCGACCAATAATAAGTTAAAAGTAGCCGCTTATGCCAGGGTATCAACAGATAGCGATGACCAGCTTATCAGCCTAAAAGCACAGCGGGAACATTATGAGAACTACATTAAGTCCAATCCAGAATGGGAGTTTGCAGGACTTTATTATGACGAGGGTATTTCAGGCACCAGAAAAGAAAGGCGGCCAGAACTGCTTCGAATGATAGAAGATTGTAAGAAGGATCGGATTGACTTTATTATCACCAAATCTATCAGCCGTTTTGCCCGTAACACGGTAGATTGCTTAGAGCTTGTAAGAACGCTGATTGATATTGGAGTTTATATTTATTTTGAGAAAGAAAACTTAAATACGGGTGATATGGAAAGTGAGTTGATGCTTTCTATACTCTCAGGTTTTGCTGCTGAAGAGTCGGCATCTATTTCCCAAAACACAAAATGGTCCATTCAAAAGAGATTTCAAAATGGTAGTTATGTGATTTCTACTCCTCCCTATGGCTATGCCAACATAAGCGGTGAGATGGCCATCGTCCCCGAAGAGGCAGAAATAGTAAAACGCATTTTTGAAGAGTACCTTTCAGGGAAAGGTAGTAGCACGATTGCAAAAGGTCTGAACCGGGATAAGATTCCTTCAAGACGAGGAAATCACTGGGGTTCAGGCACGGTGATAGACATGCTTCGAAATGAAAAGTATATAGGCGATGTCCTTTTACAAAAGACCTATACCGACAGCAATTTCAACCGCCTAATGAACACTGGAGAAAAAGACCAGTACTACTACAAAGATAATCATGAGCCGATTGTAAGACGAGAAGTATTTTATAAGGCACAAGGACTTCTCGATGAAAGTGCCAAAAATAAATGCAAGGGTATGAAGCGTAGTGTTTATCTCAATCGGTATGCCCTAAGTGGCAAGATCCTCTGTGGAGAGTGTGGTCGTAATTTTAGAAGAAAAACCAACTACTCCGTTGGTAGAAGTTACATTGCCTGGAGCTGCATTGGGCATATCGAGGATAAAGAGAGCTGCTCCATGTTGTTCTTACGAGATGGTGAGATAAAAGCCACCTTTGCAACCATGATGAATAAGCTGGCCTTCAGTCATAAGCTAATTCTAGAACCGCTGTTTAAGACAGTTAGCCAGATTGATGAAGAACGTGATCTTGAAAGAATAGATGCCATCGATAAGCGAATGGAGCAACTAATGGATGAACGTAATACCCTGATTACGCTGATGGCTAAAGGCTTTCTTGAACCCGCTCTTTTTAATCAAGAGCGCAATCTTTTAGATAGTGAAATCAAAAATCTAACAGGCGAAAAAACAAGCCTCCTAAACAATTCTACGAGTGGGGCTTTACGGGCTAACGAGATAAAGGATTTGATTGATTACGTGTCAGCAGATGACTTTAATGGCGACTATACAGAAGAGTTGTTTGAGGAGTTTGTAGAACAAATCATAGTCAATTCTAGGGATGAACTGACATTCAAGTTGCAATGTGGTCTTTCCCTTAAAGAAAAGGTGGTGAGATAAATGGCCTATATCCCATACGGATATAAAATCCAAGACGGAGTCGTTACTGTCGATGAAAAGTCAGCAGGTCAAGTAAAGGTGTTCTTTGAGAAATACTTATCAGGACTATCCCTTACAGTGGCTGGCGAACAGGCGGGTATTGATAAAACACACTCTGTGATGGGCCGTATTTTGAAAGATGTCAGCTACCTTGGAAATGATGTGTATCCAGCCATCATAGACAAGGAGATATTTGATAAAGCTGAAGAAGTTAGAAATAAACGTGCAAAGGATTTAGGGCGAGTGGTAGAGCTTGCAGCTTTCACTTCTCCTCCTCCCAAAGAACGATTCAAGATGAATAAGCCAGGTAATAAACTGCCTGTGGATCCTTTTGCACGAGCGGAGTATTTATACAGTCTGATAGAAAGCGAGGAATAAAGTGGCAGAGAAAAATATTACTGTCATTCCTGCACGAAAAAGAGTGGGAAGTACAGTCGCAAAAGAAAAAGTAAAAAAACTTCGTGTTGCTGCCTATTGCCGTGTTTCTACAGAAACAGAAGAGCAGAATTCAAGCTATGAGGTACAGGTCGCACACTATACAGAGTTTATAAAGAAGAATGCTGAATGGGAATTTGCGGGCATCTTTGCGGATGATGGTATATCTGGTACAAACACTAAAAAGCGTGAAGAGTTCAATCGCATGATTGAGGAGTGTATGGAGGGCAACATTGATTTAGTCATTACCAAGTCCATCAGCCGATTTGCCCGTAA